AAGATTTTATACACTACACTTTAAGCCTCTGAAACTACTAAATTTGAGCACTTAAAGACTTATTCGGTATACCGAATAACTGGGGGTTTGTCACTGGTTCATAGTTTAGTAACTACAATAATGTAGTGTATAAACATTCTAATATATACATTCTAATATATATACTGGAGTATATACCTTATGTTATTGTTACTGAGTAGTAGTGACAGCGACGATTGTAATTCCTTGTATATAATGGGACGGCGGAGCCGACATAAAATACATATTTTTGGAAAATTTTATAAAGAAAGAACACATCTTTTTTGTGTGGAAAAAAAAGAAAAAAAAATAGAAATTGATATTAGATTGCGAGGCCTTATCTTAGACAAATGGCAGACAGACTTCCTTAACACTCTCGGAGATAAGATTTTATGCACGGGGAGACAGGTTGGGAAGAGTGTTGTGTGTGCTATTGATGCGACGAGATGGGCTGTTAAACAAACCAAGCCAGCAAATATCTTAATGATTGCTCCCACCGAACGACAAGCCTTTGAATTATTTGACAAGACCCTATCATTTCTACTGGAGAATTACCCAAAATATATCAAGATGGGGAAGGACAGACCGACAAAGAAGAAATTAGTCTTGCGAAATGGCGTGAAAATTTACTGCCTCCCGACTGGTGTTAGTGGGACCGGGATTAGAGGCTTAACCGTTCACAGATTATACGTGGATGAGGCGAGTAGAGTCCCAGATGACGTTTGGAGCGCTGTTACTCCAATGCTTTTGACAACAGCGGGAGACACAATCTTATTAAGCACTCCTTTTGGAAAGCAAGGCGAGTTTTTTAGATGTTGGGTTAATGAGGACAATGCTTACGATAGTTTTAAGAGATTTAGCGTTACCAGTGAAGTTGTGATGCGAGATAGGAAAATTAGCGGTATTTGGACTGAGTTAATTAGAGAGAGGGCGTTAATTAAGTTGGAAAGAGAGAAGAACAGAATGAGCAAGAGAGAATATGCTCAGGAATATGTCGGAGAGTTTATGGATGACTTGTGGCGCTTCTTTCCTGACGAATTAATTAGTAAGTCTTGCACAGAAAAGACACGGGATACAATCTTAAAAGATAGGGCTTACTTCTTGGGTGTGGATATTGCGAGGATGGGAGAGGACGAAGGAACTTTTGAGATAATTCAAAGAGTTGCGGAAAATAGATTAATTCACGTAGCAAACATTATAACTCGGAAGAAATTAACAACCGAAACAGAAGATAGGATTATAGAATTAGACAAGCTCTACAATTTTAAGAAAATATCCATAGACGCTGGAAGTGGGAGTTTAGGAGTTGGTATTTTCGACCACTTAATTCGAGATAATCAAGTTAAAAGAAAAGTGGAAGCAATTAACAACCGAGCGAGAAGCTTAGACCGGCACGACAAATCCAAAACGAAATTATTGAAAGAGGACCTTTACGATAATCTTAGGAGCTTAATGGAGAAGGGATTTATTAAACTCCTCGACGACGGAAGTGTTATCGAGTCACTTAGAAGCATACAATACGAATATATCTTTAAAGACAAACAGCCAACGAAAATAAGAATTTTTGGAGATTATTCGCACGTTGTAGAGGGATTAATCAGATGTGCTTACGCAGCGACAAAAGACAAAAATTTAAATATGTGGGTTCGCTCTATTAAGATATGAATTTCAAAGAAAAGTATATAAATGAGGCAGAAAAGACAAAGCCCGAACATAAAGAGAAGATTGTTTTGTCAGATGACTCGTTCGCAATAGCAGAATTAATAGAAGAGATTAGAATAAATATAAAGAGGCAATTATGAGCTGGACATTAACCACAAGCGGGGCGTGTGTTGCCAAAGCCGGACTAACCGAGGCGCAAGTTCTAACACCCGAAACTATAAGCGGGGCTATTTTATTACAATGGAGTGACGAGGCAGAGGCTATAATCTGCGACAACTCGCGATATGATGTTGTAACAAACTTCGCAACTCTAACAGCAAATGGAGTTCAGATTTTAGGAAATTTAGCGAGCAATTTAATAGGGCAGAAGATAGCAACTTATTTGAGGGCAAATTTTAGTCAAAGAGAGTTTGAAACAATCCTCGACATTATTGAGAATGATGTGAGGAGAGGGTTAAGCTTAACAAAAGAAGACAACATTAAAACATATTTTGGAGCAACTTAAATGGCGAGCTTACCAGTTCAATTCAGAAAAGCCCCTCCTACTATCGTTAATTATGACTGGGCAGACATTTCAGACGGGATGGGTTACAAAACAATATATGCGGGGACTATCTCAAAAAACGACTTTACAACGAGCGGGGGAATTTTATCGACTGAGAGCTTTTATTCTCAAAATGTTTTAAGCGCGAGCGGGGCGAATGTTAATGCAACTTACGGCAAACACCACGAGCAAAACTTCGACTCAGAGATTAATAAAAATTTAACTTTAAAAGGAAATGCAATTTTTCAAATCCCGATGGGCGTGGAAAGTAGAGACGGAGGAGGGACAGACTTCGTTTTTTATCCGAATGTTATTATAAAACAAGTTAAGGACGGAGTGGAAACAAAAATTGCCACAGCCTCGGGGGCTCAAGTTTACACAACCGCGAGCTTAACAACGTACGAGCGAGAAGTAGCTTATTTTACGATTGGGGGAGAACTCCCGAGAACAATTTTAAGAAAAGGAAATAAACTAAGACTTACGATAGAGTGGTGGGGACGGACAAATTCGACAGGGGGGAGTTATGTTATGATAGCACACGACCCAGCAAATAGGTATCAATGCGACTTCGACAATAAAGATTGGATTGTAGATAATAGAACAGATTTAATATTTTATATGCCTTTGGAGATAGATTTATAAAATGGGAGAATTTAACAGCAACGCGACGACAACAACCGACTTAACTCATTCGGTTAAATCGTTTAGCGTAGCTTCTCAAACCTTAGATAGCGTTACCGGACAGCAAAAAGAGAGTTATTACGATTATCCCAATGCTTCTAAACAACTCGGATATTATAAAACAATCCCAGAGTATAAAAAAGCTATTGACGCTTTGGCAACTTGGACAGTCGGGAAGGGATTTACAACAAGCCCAACAACCGAAGCGACTTTTGATTTTGTGAAGGGATGGGGCGAGGACTCAATACACTCAATTTTATGGAATTTAATTGTTTTGAAAAAAGCTTGTGGCGACTCTTTCGCCGAGATAATTAGAGACGAGAATGGCGGATTAAATAATTTAAAACCTCTATGGACTGGAGATATGAGGGTGGTAGTTGGGAGAAATGGAATAATTAAAAGATATGAGCAAAGGATGGGCGGAAAAATCACAAAATTTAAACCGAGTGAAATCTTACATCTTGTTAATGATAGAGTCGGAAATGAAATACACGGGACAGCTTGTATTGATGCTTGTAAGTGGGTTATCGATGCAAGGAATGAAGCGTTAGAAGACGCAAGAAAAATCCAACACAGAAAACTCTCTCTCGGAGTGCTTTATATTGACGGAGATGATGACACTAAAACACAACACATTATGGATAAATACCAAGACGCTGTTAAGAATGGAGAGATTTTAGTCTTGCCAAAAGAAGTGGCGGAGATTAGAGACACAGGCGTTACAATCGACAATCCTATTCAATGGATAACTTATTTAGAAAACTTTTTTTATCAAGCGGTGGGCATCCCGAGAGTAATCGCAACAAGTGAGAATTTCACAGAAGCCAGCTCAAAGGTGGGCTATCTTACATTCGAGCCAATTTACACAAGAGAGCAAACAGACCTCGAGAAAGATTTGTGGATGCAAGTTGGAATAAAACTATCATTTAATAGACCCCCGAGCTTAGCTGGAATGATGCAAGACAGCGAGGAAAAGAACACGGGACAGACTGGCTTTCAATCAAACGAAATTAAACCGAGCATAGTTAAAAATGAATAGCGACCATAAACCAATAATCGAAACAATGATAAACACGACAGCGTTGGCTCTCACAGCCTTCGGAGTTCAGCAAATAATGGTGGGCGAGTTAATTGGATATTTCGCTCTCACTTTTGGGTTTACATTAGAATTTCTTAAATATCTCGGGAGGCAAAAAGAACTATGGTAATCGCGCCAAAGAAGAAAAAAGTAACGCCACAAGAAAACCCATTAAGCTCAAACCAATTAAAAACCTCCTTGAGGACAAGTGGGGCTATTGTTGAAGACAAGCCAGAAATAAAACAGCGAGAAGAAACACCAGTTTATAGAAATGAAAAGGGGGATTTGTCAGGGATAGAGATAGACGGCAAAACTTATTTAGGGTTAAGCCCAGACGAAGTCAGAGAACTTTCAGAGAGGGAGAAAATAAAAAGAGCAACACCCGAGGGTTCAATCGAAATTTCAGAGTTAGAAAAGGAAAAAGAACTTGAGAAAAAATTAGAAGTTCAACAACAAACAGAAACCCAACGCTCATCACAACTAAGGGAAGATTTAATTACAAATGCCCCCGAGAGATTAACAGGAATAGACGCTCTCGCAAGGGCGGGGAATGTGCCCGCGAACATTGTAGGTAATAATTTAAGAAAATTAGTGGGAAAACCACCTCTCACAAACGCACAGAAAGATAAGATAGCAAAAACAAGGGGAGCTCGGGGACCTATGGCTGTATTGGGCGTAATAATCGGGACAGATATCCCTTTTGTGGACAAGAGTTTCTCGGATTTATTTAATAAAGGGACAGCTGTCGCCAATATGGAAGGGGACATCACACTAAAAAGGACAACAACACGAGACTTATTGACAGCTGTTAGAGATGGGGCAGACCCTATGGAAGCGTTGAGAGTTATAGTTGCTATCGAGGAGTCTATGAAAACAGACCAAGGCGCTCTATTATTAGAAGTTTCCGAGAGTCCCGAACATATAAAGGAGGGAAAAACAATTAATGAGTTTATGTATAGAAACTTAGAGAGCATTGGTTCGAGGAGAGGAATTTTAGAAAGATATATTATTACTGGGGATATAACAGAAATAGAAAGAGCCACAACAGAAGGATATAGTGAAGAACCACAAGATTTATAAACCCTAATTCCCATTAATCCCCAATGACATCAGATGAAATCGCTATGGGACTTTTAAAATTTATAAAAAGTATTTGTTATTGGACTATTGGCTTTTTTATCGTTACTTTTATAATTACTCTAATAATGAATTTTTATGTGCAATAATTTAAAAATGGAAAAAGAAAATACAGAAGAAAACAAACAAGAAGACGGAGCAAAGGCAGAAGAGAAACCAGAAGAGACTATGGTGGACAGAGCCGATAGATTGGCAAAGCTTTTGAAAACAGAAAATGACAGAAGTGAGAAGCTACTGGCGAGAGCACAATTCGGCGGAAAGTCAGAAGGCGCAAGTGAAGAAAAACCAAAAGAAGACGACCCTCAAGAATACGCAGAGAGGGCATTAAGAGGGGAAATTGGAAATAAGCAATCCTAAACTTACGGTTTTGATTGTTGCTATACTGGTTATCACTTTCGCGATTGGCTTCTCTACTGGTAGTTCAGTAACTCTCACACTATGCGCAGATGTAGCTCATAAGATTTTATTAGACTCGGGCTTTGACATCTCCCCCACTCTAATTCAAGAAATTTTTAATAGGTATGGGGGACATTTCTTAAACTCTTAAAATGCATCTCTACGCAATAACTCGCGGGATTAAGAACGACGTCGATAGATTTATAACTTTACTACAAGGCGCTTTCTTACCTTATGATAAAGCCAAAGTAGTTCAAGTTGCAGTCAGACCAGTTCAGTTATGGGAGATTGTATTTCCCGAAGAGCATAAAGACATAATGCTTACGACGGTGCTCGGTGGCGATGCTTCTATGAAGGGAATAACAAACCAGCCAAAGCATAGAAAGTGGGTGGCTATGATTAGGAAAGTTTTAGGAGTTCAGAAAATACCCAAATACAAAACAGACCGTCAGTTGCCTTGCGCGGGAGCTAAACTAAATATGGAAGTTGTCGGAGTTGGAATTAAAGAAGTCTACAAAAAAGATGGGCTTGAGAGGTTATAAATTCCTAATCGCAAAAGCTTATTTTGATAAGGGCTGGGGATTGACTGGCTATATAAAATACATCATCGCACTCTTTGGAATATCATCTCTCAATGTGAAAAGGACTTTAATCGTTGGGGTTATTTATGGGATTAGTTGTTACTTCTTAGGGAGAATTTGGTTTAAATATCGACTTGTGGACACAGAAAACGAAATCCAAAACAGATTTAACCCATTTCAGAAAGAAGTTAGAGAAAAGCTTAAAATAGAAAAGTTTAAATAATCGGTTAACCGAGTAATTGTATGACAACAAGCGGAGCAGTATTAAGAAATCGAATTGGTGACCCTATTGATTTTACCGTTGCAGACGGGACGGGCATAGAAAAGGGTGCAATCTTAGAATTAACAGACCCTCGAACAGCTATAGCTCACACAGCCACAACAGCGGGGACAATCTTAGCCCCAACAGCGGGCATCGCAGCGAGAGAGAAAGTTGCGAGTGACGGACGAACTCAGTTAGCTTGTTTTAGAAGTGGAATATTTGACTGTTCAGCAAGCGGAGCGATTTTAGTTGGCGCGGCAGTTGTTGCAGTTGAAGACAACTTTGTTAGACAAGCTGTGCATTTATCAGCAAACGGGGCAAGTGGAGCAATCATAATCGGGACAGCTTTGGAGACTGCAACAGATTTTGAAATGGTGCAAATTCAATTAAACCTACAATAATTACAATGGAAGAAAAAGAAATGCAAGAAGAAGAAGAAAACGAGGATAGCGAATAATGGCAGACTCAGTTGAGATGCAAGATATTCGGGGGTTAGATGTAGATAAAACCGTGAAAGGTTTCGCACTAACAGAATACGCCTTTAAATCAGCTTGCACTATTAGCTCTACAAGCGCAGACCATATTCGTTGGTATCAAGAGACATCAGCCGACTTGACCGCAGTAAGTCCCAGCGTAATTTCTAACATTTCCCCTCTTTCCAGCTTTCCAACATTAGAGCCAACTTGGACTCGTAACACTTCTTACGTTAAGAAATACGCAGCGGAGAGTTTTATTTCTATGGAAGATATGAAGAGCGCAGACATCGACGTAGTTGCAAGAACACTATTAAGATTAACTCGTGCAGTTGTTAAGCAAGTGGACTCAGATATTTGGGACGTAATCACAGAGAGCAGAAGCCCATCTACTAACGGAATTAACTCAGTTGCTACGAACGCAGCGTGGGACGCAGACACGGGACAAGACCCAATAGAAGACATTATGGATATGAAATTACAAATCGCGAATTATGGTTATAACCCCGAAGGCGCAACTCTATGGCTCAGCCCAAAGGACAATAAGAGTTTATTGACTTGGTTAATAACAACTAAGGGCTCAAGCATCCCCTCTTTCGCAAGTGACAAAGTGAAAAGCGGAGTGGTTATGAGCATATTAGGAGTTAATGTTAGGGTTAATTTGAATGTGACAGCAGACTACGGAGCGTTAGTTATTGATAAGGTTTCTACTACTTGGAAATCTTTCACAAACACGACATCAGTAGCTATTGAAGAGAAAGGGATAGGCACTAAATTTAGGGTATGGGAATTAGGTATAGCAATTTTGACAGACCCGAAAGCTGTCTGCCTTCTTACAAATACTCAGACGGCTTAAATGACATTAGCAAATCTTAAGTTAATCTATAAACATTTTGTTGAGACTAATCAAAGCGAGAAGGCTCGAGAGATAGCGGAGAAATACCCGTTAGTTATTGATAAACCTATTTTAAAGGAGAAAAAGAAATATGGCAATAAATGACCCACCAACAAATACTTTTAATTCAATCAAAAACTCAAACATTACTTCGGGCGGGATGTGTATGAAGTTAGGCGTGTCTTATCTTTGGGTTGATGCAACAGGAGATTTAAGGGTGGAGTCAGATGGCAGAGTTCCAGATAATGATTTAAGTGGCGCAGTCGTCGGAGGACAGACATAATGGCCGAGGGCGAGGTTTTGGTTAAGCACTTTAAAAACCCCACGGTTGAAGATATTTCGGGAGCACTCGCAGCGATGTTGGTTACAGCTGGGGGGAGTATAGATTATGATGCAATCATTCCCGACGGTTTAAGCGGTTTCTTTTTAGCAACTGTCGAAGGAGCATAAATAAGAAATTATTTAAACTTACTAATTCTAAATTTATTATGGCATTGGGAACTATTGAAGTAGGAACGGGAAGCGTAGGCACTCGCTTTGTTGATAAGGACTACCCAAACGAAGAGGGTTTAACAGCGGGCACGACAAAACATTTCGAGGACGAGGACTAATGGGAGGGCAAGGCTCGGGCAGACCGCCAAACGTCATCAAGAGAAATGAAGAGTCAAGGAGCCCAATAGCGACGGCTGGAGATAATATGTTTCTTCCAAATTATTCAGGATTAAAAAAAGAAATGAATACAGAAATCCTTTTTATTGATGGGGATAATGATAACAGATATAAGCTCGATTGTATTGAGGGGATTCTTGTTTCAAGACACGAGAACTCGGGAGATGATAGTTTTTTCGCAGTAACTTCTAAAGACGCAGACGGCACAGATGACGCTGGTTTTATTATCGGTGGAAAAACGAACTTTAATTTATTTACAAACTACGAAGACTTAACTATGAAATGGAATGCGACAGATAGCGAATACCAAATCTTCACAGAAAGAGTGGGAACTGGCACAGCAAGACCTTTAAACATTTACACAGCCACAGCAACAGGAGATAATAAAAACCAATTAGTTTTAAACATAGATAATTCAAT